TATCTTTACCTCTTGATGGTGGATTACAAGAGCGTTGTAAGCAAGCAGCAGAAACACAAATTGCACTGCAGGGACAATTGCTTGCCAATAAAAGATTAGATTTTGAACTAGCTCGTCTTAAAAATTGTGGAGAATTAATTCAGAAAGGAATTCGTTTTCACCCCAGAAGTCCTTATGCAAAGGTGTGTGCTGATGTGGTAGTGCAAAATGTGACTCACATTAAGGATCATGTACACTCTATACCATCTACTTCTTCAGTGGGCGAACAGAGCGCAGTGCCTTCACAGCCTGATTCCTCTGCCTCTGCTCAGCAATCCTCTCAGCAGAGGACTGTGGCGGGATCTTCTTACCCCTTAAAGCAGCAACCTTCTTCATCACTTTCTTCACAGCAGGTTTCACCACTTTTAACAAGAGATCAGCAAGAGGTTTTGCGAGCAGTGCAGAACTCGTCGCAACAACAGCAATAGATGCAGTTGTAGTTACCATACCTGCTGATGGTAGGTTCTGAACTATCTGATCAGGTATTGATAACTTTTCCATTACAGGTAGACACTCCTTGCCTACCATTTCATATGCAACAATCTTCTGATTACCCTCTAGGATCTTTCCTATGGGGTTTTTTAATTCTTGTGCTCTGGAAGGACACTCAGGCATGGGTGCCTCTGTCTTAGGGACAGGTGGTGTCTTTGTTTGTGGTGGTTCAGGTTTTGGTGGTGGTTTGTATGCAGGAGGAGGTGGTGGTTCCTGTTCCAGTTTAATCTTATTGGTATCATAATCAAGTGCATTGAAACTAGGTGTCCCTGCATCACACAAGGTTACCACTCCTTTATCATCTTCCTCTTTTAAGTTTGTATTTTCACTACTATCTTTATGCGCAGTAACACAACCAGGGATGTTTACAATGGGTGTCCCTAGTTGTGTTGTGACTGGTGGATAGATTGGTAATGCTACAGGTGGATCTGTTGTTAACCACCTGGGCATTTCAGGTATTCTGACATCACCAATCCTTAGATTGTTTATTCTAATTTCAGGAATTGACATTAACAATCACTAATCATGGAGTGGACAGTTGACCCTGCTGCCTCTCCAAGGTTCTGTCCTAGGAGAAGTGCCCAACCTGATGCTAACCAACCAATGTAGGGGATGCTGGCAACTGCAGGGACTGCTACACCAGCAGCAATACTAGTTCCTGCCATTGCACCTTGTGATCGTGCTCCAGCGTCCGCCACTAAACACTCTGCGCTTTGGGCATTTAACTTTCCCTCTTCACCTATTGCACCTCCCATGTTCCTGGTGCCCTCTCTTGTATATTCATCTGTTCTATACTCAGAACGAACTTCTGATCCACCACCAAAGAGTCCTCTCTTATCTTTATTCAGATCAAGACTTCTACTTGAATTTAAAACCTTGGGATCATCAGAACGATATTCAATCTCATATCCATCTTTACCTGCTTTGATTTTGTAAGAAGAATATGGACCTCTTGGAATATTGATTGTTGGCACTGGTGCTACTTTCTCTACAGGTTTTCTGAGAACATATCCCAATAAACCAATGTGTGCTACACCAACAATACCAAGTACACCTATTAGACTATACTTTACTGCTTTGTTCATCTACCTAAGGGGATTGCTGAACCTGTGACTCCGCTAACTCCACCAGTAGACGAAGGAATTTCAGGCATTGCTGAATCAACAATACCTGGTAATGCATCTGCTACTGCTGCTGTAGCAGCTTTAATAACATTTGCTCTTGCATTCTCTATCAGAGAAACCCTATTGAAGTAGACATATCCTGTCACACCTACAACTGTAAGTGACACAAGACCAGAAAAGATTGAAATTACATTTACAATTTTCTGCATGATTCTACTACTACATTCAATGTATATAGCAGGGTTTATTTTTTCTTCTGATTTTCCCTAGTTCTATTGTAGATGATTACTTCTGTACCATCATGAGTGAAAACTAATTCATCATCAGGATCCCAACAAAGCTCTTCATAGAGAGCATTGAGTTTCTCCATGTCTTCATAAAGAGCATTGGGGTTTGGCATCAGTAGAGCTCCTCTTCTTTTTCTGTCTCAACTACACAGTCAGATGTTGGGTAAGCAACACAAAGGAGAGCAAATCCAGCTTCAATTTGGTCATCATCTAAAAATGATTGATCAGATTGATCAATGGTGCCACTCACAATCTTACCAGCACAGGATGAACATGCACCAGCACGACATGAGTATGGCATATCAATACCCTGTTCCTCAGCAGCATCTAAGATGTATGAGTCATCAGGACAATCAATGGTTTGTTCACCATCAGGAGTTTTAAGTGTAATTGAATAAGTTGACATTAGTTTACGTGTACAGTTCCAATCATTCCTGCTCCCTTGTGAGGAGCACACCAGTATGTATAGTCCCCAGATTCTGGGAATGTGACATCAAAGTCTTCACCTGGCAACATAGCAAGTGCATCATGAGACCACTCAGGGTGATCTTCAATGATGACATTGTGAGGTGGTAGCATACCATTTACAAAATGGATACTCTCACCTGCATTAATTGTAACCTCTGATGGGTCAAAAATCAAGTTTCCACCTGAACCCATGGTGACATCTACTGCCCAAGCAGGAGCAGCAAAGAAAATTGATGCGATTAATGCAAATAAAAATTTCATACTAGTGTTCCTTTTTCTCTACGAATTTCTCTAAGTTGTTCAAAGTCTTTTTGCTTGGTTCCTCCATCATATGCCCAAGCATATCCCTCCTCAATCATTCTTTCATTGAGGGACACAGTTCCGTCCCCAATGTAAAGCCAGCCAAGAAGACGCCCATATTTACCAACACCCCCAACAAGTTCAGTCCTAATAATAAGGTCATCATCACCAGCCACAGCACCTTCCAGTTTCTCTTTGAGCCAGTTGGTTGCGTCTTTTCCAAGTGCTTTTTCCTCTAAGTCTCTAGTACGTTTCTCAGGTGTATCCACACCAGCAACTCTTACTCTTTCCTTCTTAGACAAGTCAAAACCCAAGTCAATTGTTACATCAATAGTGTCTCCATCAACTACCCTGTTGATTTTAACAACTCTAAAATTATAACAACTCTTCCTGCTGGGTGGAACCATTGCTCCCATCTTCTCCTCCTGGTTTAATGCTGACTTCTGTCACTAGTTGACTATATGAAACTTGAGTGGCACAAGGAGATCCTGTCAAACCATCTTCAGTAAAAGCACTGGCAGGTTTAGCATCTGCTGCAAGAGCAATACCAATTATAGTGATTGCTGCTGAAACAATAGCGGCAGCACCAGCCACCCACATCTCTAACTTACGAACTCTTTGACGCAACTCTTCAAGTGATTCATTTGTTCCATCAATACGTTGATGGACCATTTCAATACGACGAATAGCATTCTCTAGAGTGCTGTCCATTACAGCAATCTTAGTATCCTGCTCTGCATCTTTATTTGTTAGATCGCTCATCGTCCAACTCCTTGAATGCCAGTTTCATAATTGTATATATGTAATAAGAAACACCAGCAAGAAGTATAAGTAGTGAAATGACAATACTCCAGGTGACGTCATTGACATCTGCAAGGGGTCTTAAAAATAAATTCATTTGTCTTTTAGTATATTTTCTATTCTTCTTCTAGTGTCTTCTGATTTCTTTTTCTCTCTTTCACAATGCCTGTAACCTTTCTTGCCATGAAAGATTAAATGACCCTGATAAATCATAGTCACACCAAAAACAAATAGTAGTAGTGTGCCAAACAACTCAAGGTTCATGGGTTTCTTGGGTCTACCCCTAATGATTTAAGATAGTCAATCCACCACTGAGCATCCTTGATGTATCTCCAATTGGGCACATCCTCTCCACGTTCAACCACGTAGTATTGATGAAGAGCATCATCTATAGTCTGTGCGATCTCCATACTCCTCTTCCTCTGAGTCAACATCTTCATATGCATTTGCCACATATGGTCCGTGTGGTTTTCTGGATTCTGATTTGACATATCTTCGTTCATCATTTGCTGAAAACAACAATAAACTTAGTTTCATCATAATCCAAATGATTACAAGAGGAAGAAAACATGCTGCTAAAATTAAGGGGTTCATTTGTGATTCTTAGCAAAAGGTTCCCAATGCTCCCAGCCATATTTATGGACTGCCCACATACCAAGGACAGGCACAAATACTAATGCAATGCATAGGAAACCAAGTGAAACTGGATTGTTGAGAACATATGCTGCAAAGTGTGATACTTTATGCATCTTCTTCCTCATGGTCGTAGGTTAATCTGCAATCCCAAAAATAGTCCTCTTCCCATTCAGGTTCATAAAGAGGACAAGGTTCCTCAAACAAATGTGACATTCTAAGTTGTTTGATTCTTTCTCTGAGAGATTTGTGGAACTCTCTCTTTTCGTCTGGATTCATGCAGGATAATCCCAGTGAGTGATTCTTTCTGTTTTATGATGTGGTCCCCATGATCCAGGTTTATAGACATAGGGAGTAGTGCGAATGGGACAATTATCACCAACACATAATAAATCATCAACAATCCTCCATGATTCTAACACTTCTTCAGCATGAACGAAGTGTGATTGATCACCATTCATGGCATCATAGAAAAGTTTTTCATAACCATCTACAGCACCAGGTGGATATGGATGTGTTAGGGTTGCTGTTTCCACAGCATCATCAAGTCCTGGTGCCTTCATATCAATTCTAATATCAAGGTGTGGATTTGGTTGAAGTCTAATCACAATCCTGTCATTAAATTCATGACCAGTGAATAGATTCAATGGTGGTTCCTTCAGTTTGATGACTACCTCAGTGCAAGCATAAGGCATCTTCTTACCTGTCATAAAGTAAAAAGGTACTCCCTTCCAACGCCAGTTATTGACATGAAAAGAACCAGCGACATAGGTAGGAGTACTACTGAGAGGATCAACACCCTCTTCAGAACGATAACTTTCATATTGTCCACAGATGAGGTCCTCCCCTAGTGAAGTGGCAGCAAGAACTTTAACTTTTTCTCTTCTTATCTCTGTAGCATCATTTCTACAAGGTGCTTCCATAGCAATCAATGACAGAATCTGAAGCATATGATTCTGTAACATGTCTCTTACAGCACCAGCAGTGTCATAGTATTGAGACCTTCCCTCACAACCAATGGTTTCAGTTGCAAAGATCTGAACTTCTTCTATAAAATTCCTATTCCAAAGGGGTTCCAGAAGAGTATTACTAAACCTAGTAGCAAGTATGTTATTAACACTATCTTTGCCAAGATAATGATCAATGCGATATACTTGTTTTTCGCGTAAACATCCAGCCACCACTGACTGTAAATGATTAGCAGATTTAATATCTGTCCCAAAAGGTTTTTCAATAACCACCCTGGTCCTTTCTGGATCATTTAAAAGTCCTGCTGCTTTAAGGTTTACAATGGCATCCACATATCTGTCTGGAGGAACAGACAGGAAGAATGTCATATCATCTGACACAGGTATTGATGAGAGAGAATCAACATCTGCTAGATCACATTGATGGTAGTCCATCTTAAGTGATAGACCTGCTTCATAATAAGCATCAAGACTTTCTAACCATGATTGTCTTGTGTGTTCTCTGCGTGCTGCTCCAATGATCTTGTAATTTTCAGGAAGCAGATTTTTCTTATAGAGATTGTTGAGGGCAGGAATAAGTTTCCTTCTACACAGGTCACCAGTTGCCCCAAAGATGACCAGGGTCTTAGTGGGCTGTTCCATTTCCATTGTATTTGTCTGTTTCGTAATAGTTATTCTCACCCTTTCGTAACCCGAAATATATCGTGGATAGTACAAAGGGTATTGCGATCCATTTGAGTGCTTCACCTAACATCATGACCCCCAAACATTGCTCTCATACCATTTAAGATTTTGTTTGCATATGCTCCAAGTCTTCTTGATCCAAACCTTTCAAAGAGGGCAGTAGATATAACAGGTGCGGGTACACCAAGATCCACAGCAGCGTGAACAGTCCAACGCCCTTCACCAGAGTCTGATACTCCCCCATCAAATCTGCTAAGTTCACTATCACTGCGTAGTACATCAGCGGTAAGGTCAAGTAACCAGCTACCAACAACAGAACCACGACGCCATAACTCAGCCACCTCAGCAACATCAATATCATATTGATAGTCTTCTGGATTCTCCATAGGAGCAACCTCAGCATCGCCCTCTTTGGTGTAAGCTGACCCAGCATTAGCTTCATGCAGGATATTAAATCCTTCTGCGTATGCTTGCATGATTCCATACTCAACTCCATTATGGACCATCTTTACAAAGTGACCTGCACCTGGTGGTCCACAATGTAACCACCCATACTCAGCACTAGTGGCTCTTGTGTGAGGGTCTGTGCGGGGAGCAGAGGCAATGCCAGGTGCGAGTGCTCTAAAGATTGGACTTGCAATGGATACTGCAGTATTTGAACCCCCAACCATAAGACAATATCCACGCTCAAGACCATAAACACCACCACTAGTACCACAGTCAATATATTGGATGCCCAACTTTTCCAACCTTTCTGCTCTCCTGCGAGAATCTTTAAAGTTGCTATTGCCATGATCAATAATAATATCACCCTCACTACAATCAAGTAAAAGCTCATTGAGAGTGTCCTCCACTGTTTCTGCTGGTACAACCATCATGAAGATACCAGGACCATCACTTTTGACAGTTTGTACAAGGGTCTTGATGTCTACTGTCACACCATCTACATGTCCATTCTCATAAGCCTCTTGTGCCTTCTCATAGTTTCTTCTATATCCCCAAACTTCTATGCCATCTCTCATCATACGACGAGACATGCCTAGACCCATTCTGCCAAGTCCTATAATTCCTACCTTCATCCCTTAACCTCTTTTTGAAAATACTCTGGGAGTGGACATCCCTTAAAATCATTTACAGTGTCAACTGCTAAAACAAACATGGTTGCAAAACCAAGGCAAAAAGCAAAAAGCATTTGAGGGAAATTATAGTTTCCCATGTAAGCAGTAGGATCAGGTTCATCATCATGTGGATGAATATGTTTAGAGATCCTATCTACTACTTTTTTTCTTTCTTCCTCAGTTTTTTTGGACATGTTAACCTCTATACCTCCCAGGCCATGATAGTTGCATTCCAGCAACAAGCAACCCAATGAAAGCAAACACAAACAAATGACTAATCATTTTAACAACTCCATAGCATTCAACAACTCATGAGCATGATTTAATTCATCATCAAGTATCTGTTCAATCTTTTCATCATCATGAGTTTCAAGATACTTTTCATATGTATGTGCAGCATGAACCTCTACTTGATAGGAGAGATGGTAAGCAGAGCGAGGAGCCACCCAATAATAAACCACGTTGACCCAATAGTAGACAAGTACAAGGTGTCTGGCGAAAAAACGATCCACCCAATAAGCACTACCACCCCTAGATTCCATATACTCCAGATGTTCTGTTTCGTTAAGTGTTTGAGCAAAGTGTTCCTCCATTAGATAGATGTGCTCTGGACCACGTAAACCTAATGATTCTCTGAAGTGTAGGACACTTAAGAAAGCAAAGTATGGTGCCCTTGCTATCTCTTCCAACACCCAGAATCTTTGAATGTCTCTTCCTTGATACAGGAAGTCTATGATTGCTACTGTAATGTTAAGTGTGAACTCATTGAATTTGTTCAGCATACTTGGTGATAATTTCTTTGATAATGTTGATGTCAATGCCCATGAATGGTGGGACAATACCAAGTAGTCTTAAAAGACCATCAAGAAATAAAGCAAGTGTGATAGTACCCAAGATTGCACTAATGATTGAAGCAGTATGATTGTGATGCTTTATGGCAGCATCAATCATCTCCTGCACCTCTTCCTTAGTAGGGTGATGTGGAGGTTTGATCTCCTCAAATCTGTGTGACATTACCTGAAAAGTACTTTGACACCTGCTGCTATTCTACCACCATCTAAATCATATGTAGGTGCGATATACTCACTGAAGAGTTTAATGTCAGTGCCCCCTGACTCAATCCCAAGAGACACTAGAGTGCCCTTCTTAACCTTCTTATGGTCCCAATCTGCATTTGCTGAGAGTCCACCATAGGCAAGAAGGTCTTTAGAAAGAGGTGCCATAAATTTAACCCCAGCATGATTCAATCCAGGGGTGTCACCACTCATTCTAGGTGATGATTGATGCTCAAAAAATAATCTGACATTCTCATGAATGTCTGTTTGAATTCCATAAGAACCAATGGGTTCCTTAAATGCAATGAAATCTTGTTCGTAGGGTGACCCATGAATACTAACATAGGTTTCAATATTGTTAGGTGTCAGCCACCCTGCACCTATTGTTGACAGCAAACCAATTGCTGACATTACTCCAAATCCTTCAATCATTTTCTGTCTATTGCAGAGACTACAGGTGGTGCTTCATCATTTTTTTTCTTTTGAGCATTGCCATTACCACCATTTTTGGCAGGACTCAATCCAAAGGCAGCGAGACTGCCGCTAAAGACTGATGCGATAAATGTAGGATCAAAGTCTAATATCTTTTGACCATTTGGCAAGCGAACGTAACTGAATGTAAGAAGTGAGGCAGACCAGATAAGTACAACGACTTTCACCAGATTACCAAGAACTTCACTTTTATCTTCATCATGGTCTTCCTTCTCTACTTTAGGTTTTGACAGTACCATAGTAGATAAGCAAGGCATAGATATTTAGAAAAAAAGGGGACCTTTTTAGGTCCCCTGTCCTTGATATACTGGTTGCATCAGACCTGAGTCAGGTCCATTGTCATCATCATCAACATCCTCTGTCAATAGGGCAGCAAATATAAACCCTCCTACCAGTGATGTTGCTATGAGTAACATATCGTTCACCATACTCCAGG